CTGCTGGTACACGGAACGCTGACACTGTATTTTATTCCTCTACCGACGCCTATATACGAAAAACGAATGCCACTGGGATGAGAGCGTCCCTCAACGTCCCCACTAGAACGGGGGGTGATGCATCGGGGACATGGGGCATCAATGTCAATGGAAGTGCGGTTAACATAAGCTCTTCAAATGCCACTATGCCCGCATACATTAAACACGCTGGTGACACAAACACATATTTTGGATTTGTAGCTAACGACACATACGTTATTGTGACGAGTGGTGGTGAAAGACTGCGCGTAGATTCGGGAGGGGACGTCGGCATTGGGACGAACAACCCAACATCTAAATTGCATGTTAAAGGTGATGTGTCGGTGACTAATGTATCAACGACAAATAACGTGCAATTGGTTGCAGCAAGTGGTACAGCTGAATGGGCTATGGAGGGACGCCTACGTTCTACTGGACAAGTCAGCAATCAGTATTTTGGTAATATAGGTGAGTTTGGAGGTACTTCTTTATCCGGAGATGGACAATACGCATGTGTTGGTATAATCCGAGATGATAAATCCGGCAGCGACGCCGGGGCTGCTTTTGTTTTTCACAGGGGTAAGGCTGCTGCGCTGGGTTCATGGGGACAACAATCATCAAGGCTTCCAGGTTCTAACATACAAGGAGGTGATCATTTCGGTTGGGATACGGCTTTAAATTACAATGGTAACTATGCTATTGTAGGAGCACCGAAGGAAGAGTTACCTGCGACCGACGGCGGTGCCTGCAATATCTTTATACGTCCAGAGGGCTCAACCACATGGAATCTACAATCAAGAATAAATCCTCCCGCTGTGAACTCACCCTCTTGGTTCGGTATTTCGGTTGACATGAGTGGGGCTGGAGACTGGGTTGTCGTAGGGGCTAGATACGCCGATCTCGCAACCTTCGACGCAGGTGGGGCGTTTTGGTTCCAAAGAAGTGGTACGACGTGGACTCACAGACAGACTCGTACAGCACCCGACGCACAGGCAAGTGACCTTTTTGGTTGTCAGGTAGCCATGTCCACGGATGCTTCGACATCTGTCATAGGTGCACAATATGAAGACACACGCGCTGGTGATGCCGGTGCCGCCTATATCTATGTTCGTTCGGGGACTGCGTGGAACTATCAAGCAAAATTGATGGCACCCGACGGCCAAGGCTCTGATCATTTCGGGCGCGGTCCAATAGGTATATCATCCGACGGTAATGCTGTTGCTATAGGTGCGCCATGGGAAGATCAGAAATCAGGGGATGCGGGTGCTGTCTATATGTACACCCGTTCGGGGACTACGTGGACGTATAGACAAAAGATAATGGCTCCTCACACCGGCGGTCATCGTTTTGGTGCATCTTGTGATCTGTCTGCTGGTGGTAATAAACTAATTGTAGGTGAACCTTATGGTGACACACACTATCATACCGACAATGGTCATGTTTATACATATTTTAGGAGTGGGAACACTTGGTATTTCGAGGATGAAATAGAAGACACTGAGCATTTGCGCGGCACCAATTATTTCGGCGATACCGTCGCCGTATCCGATGCAGGCGACGTAGTTTTGGTGAGCGCTCCAGGTATGGAGACATGGCCATATGATAATGATGGAATGGTGTATATTTATCGTTATAATAAAGATGTCAACCTCGCAGTATCTTCCCAAATCAGGGCCGACGGTGCTGTACTTTCATTTACAGGACAGCACATGTGTACCCCCATGGGTTTCATGGGTCAGGGTTTAATCGTATCTGCGAATAACAATCGCTATGTATCTCTAAATGGTAGACTTGTGAGTGGTATAGATGCTATCAAATCAAGTGAGTCTCTGCCTGTGGTCTCCCTCTCCAACGTTGCGAATGATCGCTCGGTATTTGGTGTCGTGGACCATATCGAAAGGGGTAAAGCGACCACGAGAAAACAGTCCAGTGGAGTTGGTGTGATAATTGGTGAAAAAGAGGTGGGAGATAATAAGGTCATTGTGAACTCTCTCGGAGAAGGTGCCATTTGGGTCGCCAATACAAATGGTAATCTTTTATCTGGAGACTACATGACAACCTCAAACATCGCGGGATTCGCACAGAGACAAGATGACGATACACTCCATTCTTACACAGTCGCCAAAATTACGATGGACTGCGACTTTAATCCAGACCTGGTCCCTGTGCAGGTGATCCTAAAGGATGAGAATGACCAAAATGTACTCGATAGTAATGGGTATATTCAATGGGTTGACACAGAGGAAAGAAGTCCTGAGTATGTAATGAGATATATGACAGTCGACGGTAGATTTACAGATGAGGCGAATGCAGTTCATAGAGTGGCCTATGTGGGATGTACATATCACTGTGGTTAACAATTATCCCTCGTGGGTCCAAAAATTTACAGTGTATCTTGCAGTACCATTGAATAATTCATTTGTATAATGTGGGTGTGTCCAGTATGGTGGAAATGCCACAGCTTGACCCCCTTTTAATTTAATTGTACGGTTCTGTTCAGGAAAACACAATTCACCACCTTCATAATCACCATTGAGAGCCACGATGATGCTCATATTTCTCAATTTTGGTGGATCTCCAACACGACCTAAGACTCCATCCTTATGGTATTTTGTTGCTCCCGTAATCCGTCGGAGAGTTGGTGTGTCAAATCCACACATTTTGATGTCATACATGACATTAAAGTTTTTACAGAGTTTGGGGATACTTTCATATATCAATTTAGAAATCCCTTGCCTACCAGATGGGTCTGAGATTTCTGCTACATTGACACTATCTGCGGTGACGTTTGACCGGTGCCCATACTTTTCCCGCCCCTTAACAGCATATTTATCTATCATCTCTATGAAATAGAGACATTCCTCATCAGTGAGAAAATTATCAAATATAAAGATACAATCTTTTGGATACCCTACATTCATTTGTATATCAAAACATACACGTCTTTATAATAGTTTACCCAGACTTAAAAAAAACTCTCACTATACTATAAAATGTCTGGTGGTATCGCCCAACTCGTCGCTGTCGGTGCTCAGGATGCGCACCTCGTCGGTCAGCCCGAAATCAGCTTTTTCCGCTCAACCTACAAGCGCCACACAAACTTCTCCCAAACCGTGGAACGTCAAGTGATCCAGGGGAATGTCTCTAATGGGGGTATGTCCACCATCCGCTTTGAACGCAAGGGGGATCTCCTCAGCTATGTCTACCTTGTCCCAAATGACGGCTCTGCTGCCCAGGGATACAGTGCCGCGGATTGGCGCACCAAGATTGACAAGGTTGAACTCCTCGTGGGTGGCCAAGTCGTTGATGACCAGGACTCCACCTACTCCACCCTCATCGCCCCTGTGCTCTCAGCCACAAACTCTTCCAAGTCCGTCTCAGGTGACCTGTTCGGTGGTGCTAACACTTCCCGTTTCTACCCACTCCGCTTTGCTTTCTGCGAAAACCTCCAAACAGCCCTTCCCCTCGTTGCTCTCCAGTACCACGATGTGGAACTCCGCATCACTTGGGGCTCCGCGGCTGCCACCGATAAGTGGGATGTCTATGCCAACTATGTGTACTTGGATACCCAAGAGCGTGAGCACTTTGCCTCCACTCCACAAAACATGATCATCACCCAAGTCCAAAAGGCGACTGCCTCTCTCACTAAGATCCAAGAGCTCAACTTCAATCACCCAGTGAAATACCTCGCTGCGGGTAAGGCGTCAGCCCTTGAAATCCTCAACGATGACAACAAGCTCAAGCTTCAAATCAATGGGACTGATGTGGCCGACTTCAAGTTTGCGGATCCAAACTTCTCTCATGTCCCACTCTACTTTAATACAACCAATGCCGCCAAGCCAGCGACCCTCAAGACCCTCTTCTTGTATCCATTCTGCTTGGAAACTGGTAAGCTTCAACCCACAGGTACCCTCAACTTCTCTCGCCTTGATTCAGCTCGCATCGTCAACGACACCCGAGATTGTGATGACGACATCTACGCCGTGAACTACAACATCCTCCGTGTTGAGAACGGTATGGGTGGCCTTTTATATTCTAACTAATTAATAAAACACCATGTGGAACTTAGTTTTCCTCCTCGCCATCGTTTTTGTATTGACGTACGATCCCAAATCCAGGACACTTGAAAAGTTTGTGGGCCAACCTACACCACCAACTCAAAAGTCTTGTGAACCTACGCATTACGAAGCCGTGCAATTTGCCCAAAGTCCCTATGAATGTCCTCCACCAGGACGAACCCATATGGGTGCTCTTACTTAAAAAGAAGGCACACAAATAATACATAATGATTCCAATGGACCGTGAAACCCTGATGATGATCGCCACAATTGTGGCGATTGCTGGTGTTGTCTTCTTATTCAAGGAGATGAACAAGGCTAAAACTGATGTTGAAAATCTTAAGAATTTCTCAGCCCATCTCGTGCACCGTCTCAGTGCACCCGAAGGGAAACCCGTACCCCAAACCGAACCTGAAATTGAAAAGGAAGATGCCGAAGAAAAAGAGGAGGAATAAACATATCCGTTTATTATAACTTGCGAATGCGCAATGAAAAAATACAAAGCTATAGCGATACCGGTCAGTTTTGCCGACGAAAAGCCTAAATTCCTCACAGTGAGGGATCGGCGCTTTAAGGATTGGATTTTTGTCACAGGGGGGTGTAGACGACGGGAGATTTTCAATCCCCTTCGTTGTGCCCTCCGTGAACTTGAGGAAGAGACTCGTGGTGTGGTTGCCCTCAAAAATGGTGAGTATACGGAGTTTAAATTTACAGTCAAAGAGAGTCCAACGGTGGATTTGGAATATAATGTTTTCGTCTTTTTTGTAGACTATACCAAACCACAACAACAAACACTCGTAAAGAAGTTT